TACCGCCGTTTCCGGTTTTATGGCATGGTTATAGCTTCTCTTGTTTACTACCGTCATCCTGAAGGGTTGATAGTTTTAAGAGCAAAATATCAGATCACCAAAAAATGATTGCGGACTATCAGAAAGTAACAAGTGATGCCAATGGTGCTTTATTAAAGTTTTTTGAAAAGCCAGATTCTAACAGATTGCAGGAAGTTCAGCAGGCACTTGATTTAGTAATGGAACACTCGGCTTGTAATCAGAAATATATAGAAAAAGTTTACAACGGACAGACGGAAATATTTTAATCAGTTAACAAAAATTAAACAATATAATAATGAATGCAGAAAAAATAATAAATATAACCACAGCGGTTACTTGTAATACACCGGAAACTTTACAAGTTGTTAGACCAAACGAATGGACTATTAAAGAGTTTTCTGTTTTTATGAAGACAACTGAAAGGACTATACAAAGATATATTAAAGAAGATAGATTTATTGAAGTTTATCCTAAGTATGAAGTGGTTTATATTTCTGAAAGAAGACAAATAATAAGGTTAAAAACAAAGGAAGTAAAAGTATTAACAAGTGATATTGCTATACCAGAAAAGAACAATACACCAGAATCTGCCAAAGAAGTTGGATTAGCAAAATTTGGCTTAGTAAAAGCATACAGAATGCTTACAACAGAATATAAAGAAAAAGGACTAACAGTAAATGATGCTAAGCAGGAATTTGAGCATCTCGTAAAGCGTAATTATTACCCATGGCATTTGGGAGTTGTTGGTAATTTTAGCTTAAAAAGTTTGCTCCGTTGGGATAAGGTATTAAGAGAAAACTTAGATGATTATCACATGTTAATACCGGAATACGATTACACAAAAGGCAGAAACTTAAAAACTATATATGTAGATGATAAAGCTATTGAGTTTGATTCAGTAGGAAAGCCAAAAGGCACGCATGCGGCAAAGGTGGAGTTTTACCAAAGGAGTTTAAGCGATGCCGAAGCAGGAACATTATTAAAGTTGTATTTGAATGCACGCCGACCAACTAAAGGTGCTTGTATTTGCGAGTTACTAAACGCAATGAAAAAAGCAGGTTTACAAATAAAAAACCAAAGTATTTATTACCGTTTTTTGAAAGATTTTGAAGACATGAATAATGACCTTTGCGTAATGATCCGCGAGGGAAAGAAAGCGTTTAATGACAAGTTAAATTTAAGTATAAGAAGAGATTTAGACGAGTTAGAAGCCTGTGAATGTTGGTTTACAGATGGACACACAATAGAAATATTTGTAAGAAATCCGTTTACCGGAAAACTGTGTAAACCAACTGTAATAGGCTATTACGATTGGAAAACCGGGTACTTAGTAGGGTTTGATATTAAGATTACTGAAAACACTACAAGCATAGCAAGTGCATTACGCAATAGCATTTTAGAACTTGGAGCAACACCACGCACTATATACGGAGATAACGGTAAAGCGTTTGTAAGTAAGTATTTTACTTACGAGCCAAAGCCCGGTGAAATTGAAGAAATAAACAAGCAAATTATAGGAATATTTTCACGCTTAGGGATAGATTATGTAAGGGCAAAAGCATACAATGCACAGGCAAAAGTAATTGAAAGGTTTTGGCTTATACTACAGGAACGCTGGGAGGTATGGAGTCCTAGTTTTGCAGGTAGGAATGCACTTGATAAACCTGCTTATATGAACAGGAATGAAAAAGAACATAAAAAAATGCACGAATTAGAAACAGGTGGAAAGGTACTTGAAATAAGGGATTTAATAAATACGCTTAATGAGTTTAGGGATAATTACCATGAAAAGCAGTGCATACATGTGCCGGGTAAAACCATAAAACAGGCATGGGATGAAGGATTAAATGAGTACCAGGAAAAGTATCCGGAACGCATAATAAGTGATGCAACGGAGTTAAACAATTTAATGCTTGCATGGCACCGACCTATGCAGGTAAGAAAAGGAGTTGTAGAGATTGATAGTATTAGATACTATGATAAAAGATTATTACCACTTGCAGGGCAAAGAGTAGAAATACGGTTAGATTTATTTGATGCAAGATATATTATAGTTATAAGCAAGCACGGAGCTTTTAAGTGCGAAGCAATAAGTGATATCCCTGCACTAGTTAAGAACTGCCCAGCGGATTCATTTTATAGGGACGAATTAAAAAGGCAGATGGCTATAAAAAGAAAGAACGAAAAAGACCAATTCTTAAAAGCAAAGGGATTAAGTGAAGCTTTTGGTGATACGCTGTTAAAATTAAACATACCGGGAGCAGAAATGCCTAAACAAATAATAGAAGAAGTAACAGAAACAATAAAACCAATAAACAAAAAAAAGGAGTTAAAACATGCGTGGGATGTGTAGTATTAGTAAAAAGAAAACCCGTCAAGTTGCGTGGAAACTAATTGACGGGTTTGGAAACGGTTACAAAAACAACAAAATTTAAGAACCATTTAATAGGATAACAAATTATGGAAAAAATTAATGAAATGCAAGCTCCGGAATTAACCTTAAGGGAAAGGTTTGAAACCATGCTAAAAGAAACTAAGGTAAGTTACAACGAAGTTTCGGCAATAATGGGTATTTCATCTACAACGCTTAGTTTGTGGAAAAAGGGTACATATAGCGGAGATAACAGCAAGGTAGAAAGTGTTATTGAAAACTATATGAACAGAGAGAAAGAAAAAACCGAGCTTAAAATATTTAAGGCAACATACAAAAACATCACCGTTGCCCAAAAGATAAATATAATAGCCCGCAGGTGCCACTTAGATGGTAAAATTGGTATGGTAATAGGACAAAGCGGTATAGGGAAAACATGGGCTGCAAAGTATTACGCAAAAGAGCAATTAGATGCTGTGTATTTGGAAGCAAACAGTAGTTATAAACCAAAAGTATTATTTAAGATGTTACATAATATTATCTGTGGTTATGATGGCAAAGGATACTTAAATGACTTATTAAACAGTGTTTCAGAAAGATTAAAAGGTAGCGGAAGGTTTATAATAATAGACCAGGCGAACTTCTTAAACACACAATGCTTGCATTTAGTACGAACCTTGCACGACCAAGCAGGAATAGGAATATTGCTACTTGGAACTGAAGAACTGCTTAGTAATGTGCGTGGTGGAACAGAGGAATACAGGCAGATACACAGCCGTATAACAATGATGGTTAATTTAGGCAGGTGGACAGTTGAAGATGTTAAAACACTGATTGCCGGTTATGATAATATTACATGCGATGCAAAACAGTTGGGCAAGCTTGCAGAGTTTAACGGTAAACGCTTAGAGAACCTTTTATATAATGCCTATTTGGTAGCAAATGCAAATGGAATAACTGAAATTGATCAAGAAATACTTGAAAAAGCTATAACAGTAACAATTAATTAAATTTGGTGCAGGTAACTTCAAAGTTACCTGAGGGAGTTTAAAAGGTGCACCGGTGCACCTTTTAAGAATAAAGTAAACAACAGGTCGCCCTGGGGTTACCTGTAAAAGGGAAAAAAACAATTAAACAACAAATAAACGGAGATTAAAAAATGAGTAAGATGATTAAAGGACAGTTTGATGTAGAAACAGGTAATGAAACTATTGGCGAAAGAGCCTCTAAGTTGCATAACATGATATTAACAGGACAGGCAGTAAGTATTTTGGCGTTAACTAAAATAGCTGAAGAAAGTTTATATACAGAATTTGGATATACATCCTTTAAGGAATATGCAGAAGAGATGCTGCCTTTTGATTATGGGAATGCAAAAAGATATATTTTTGTTGGAAGAAAATTTAATAGTATTTCAAATTTGTATCATAATAGTTTTGGTGCAAAAGGGACACCGGTGTCCCTTTTGGGAATAAATCAAGATGAAGTATTTTCGGAAAACGAAGTACTAGAGAGTATCACAAAAATGGGAATTTCTAAAGCTTATGACTTAGCAAGGTTGGATGATGAAACTTTTAATTCAATAGTCTCAAAAGAATCAAAAGTAAAAGAAATTTTGGCGTTAAATAGAGATGAAGTTAGAGTAATGGTTAAAGCATTATTAGATAAAGAATTACCAGAAAACATTATAGCAGAAAAGAACACAAAAGCTTATGCAAGCTTAGCTGAATTACAGTTAATGGCAATATTAACACAGGTACAAAAGTTAAGAAAGATGGTAAGCTTAAGTGAAAGCAGGATAAGAGTTAAAGTGCTTGATTTTATTGATGAAACAAAAACAGAATTAGAAAGTGAAATTAAGATGATTGGGGGTAAGTAATGTCGGACAATAGGATTAAACCAATGAAAGCAATATTCAAAAAGCGTGATTTAAAGGGCTTTGTTGAAATATTAATGGAATTTGATGATGCTTTGCCCTTATACGATGGTGCTATTGCATTATACAAGGTTTTTGCACAAAGAGGAAAACCTGATGCTGTAGCAGTAGGGTTTTCGGTTAAGGAGTTCTGTTTAGTGGATTCAGGTTATTATCTTATGAAAGAAGAGCCGGTGCAAGGATATAGCAATGCACTTGCATTATATCAAAACAAAATTAAAGAATTAAATAACAGTGAGGTGAAGTGATGAACTACTGGATGAAACAAAAAGAAAAAGTTAAAAGTGTTAAAGTATTTGCAGATAAGCAAAAGAAGCAATTGCTTACAGTTGAACAAACTATCACAACAAAAATATTAAGCGAGGATGAAATGCTTTATTTGGCTGGTGATGTATATCCTGATTTACAAAATGAATATCAGCAAATAGATGCCTTGGCTGTGCAAATATTTAATATTGCACAAAACGCAATACACAGAAGTCAGAATGAATACATTATAGCAGCAGAAAATTACAGAAACGCTGTTATGATAAGAAGAGAAAACGCAAGAATAATGGGACAAGTTAGTTAACAATTAAAAATAAAGGTGCTTACATGACACAAAAAGAAAACAAAACAGTAAAAGTTGGAAAGAAACAACTTCAGAAGAAAATGATTAAACCGCTTGATTTGCAAAGGGATAAGCTGGTAACAAAGGTATTTATGCAATCTGAAAAACTTGAAAAACAGATGATTAAGTTTAAACTAAGTGTAATTGATAAGGTTGCAAAGTTTATGAAGAGTCAGGGTTTAAGTGGCAATTTTGAAGATTTTGGAAACATGACATTAGGAACGCTTGACGGTAATATGAAGTTAATTTTTCAATCAAGCGAAGTAATTGAATTTGATGAAAAGTTGAAAGTAGCAAAAGAAAAGATTGATGAATGTTTAACTTTGTGGTCAGCCGATTCAAATGATAATATAAAAGCTTTAATACTTAACGCTTTTAATGTTGATAAAAAAGGAAAACTAAATAAAGCATTGATACTTGGACTTGTTAAACTGAACATTAAGGATAAAGTGTGGGTTGAAGCAATGCGTTTAATTATGGACTCAATGCAGGTTGTAAATAATAGAAGGTATGTACAACTTATGTGGCGTGAGGATGATGCAAAGCAGTGGGAAAGGCTAAACTTAAACTTTTCAAGTATGTAACAATAAACAATATAAAGGAGCTACATTAGCTCCTTTATTTTTATATAGGAGTTAAAATTATGATACAATTAGTTGGTAAAATTACAGGATTAACAGAAACCGAATACAAGCATAATTTTGCAGAAATGGAAAAGTTGGCTAAAGAGAAATTTCCCAAAGAGCATGTTTTTAACCCTGCAAAACTAGGTGATATATACGGAGTTGATAGAAGTTGGGAATTTTATATGAGTATTTGTTTGAGTAATTTATTGTATGCTGATTGCATTGTTATACATCCAAACTGGAAGACCTCGAAAGGAGCCAGGGCAGAGGTAACGGTTGCAAAGTTGTTAAATAAAAAGATGCTTAATTATAAAAACAAAGGTGTAAAATGTTAGAATTGAAATATATAAAAGCAATACACACAGCAAAGAGTAAGGCTGGATTAAGTGAAGATGAATATAGGGCAATGTTAAGCGGATATGGTGTTGATACTTCTAAAAAACTAAATAGCTATCAGGCAATAGAAATATTAAATAAAATATCACCTAAAAGCAGTAGCAGTTGTAAAATAGAGTTTGAGAAAAGACCTGATCACCTTGCAACACAAAAACAGCTTAACATGTTAAAGGCTGTTTGGAGAGTAAACAGCAGAACAAAAGATGTTATTAGTTTGGATGCTTTTGTTAAAAGGATAGTAAAAGTTGACAAACTAAATTGGCTATTAAAAAAAGATGTGCAAAGGATAAAGCTAGCAATTGAGAGCTTAACTTAAACAACCGGCTTGTATAAAGATTTTAATTATATTTATTTGCAATAACAAATTTGGTAATTATATGATATGTCCGAAATGTAACCGCGACTACAAAGATGTACCTGAAACAAAAGAGCCAAGTGGCTTTTACCATGGAGATGATCACTTTTACAAGAACTATAGGCGTTTTGGATACAGATGTGGCAATTGTGGTTTTATTGCAGAGGTTATAGCAAGACCAAGTGGCGAGCCATATTTGAAACGCAAGGTTTACGATGAATCACAATTAAACATTTTTCAGGAAAGCCAACAATGATAGATAGAAAAGAAATAGAAAACATTAAGGAACTGTTAAAGCAGAAATTAAATAGTAATTCGGGTGCGTTTTTGCAATCAATAATAAGAGATTTAGACCGCCGTAAAGCGGATATTAAAGATGTATTAAATGATGATAAAAACATAAATGATATTATTAAAAACTTAGGCATTCCGGCAACACAAAAAAGCCTGATTAAAGCGGAACTGGAAAAGGCACAATCTAAAATAGCTAAGGTTTATGATGATTATTTTTCTGAATTACCGGGTAAAATTACTGATGCTGATTATGAAAAGATGTTAGCTGTGCATGAGGTTGATTTTAGTCAGATAAACAAGGCTGAAAGAAAGATTATTGAGCAGGAAATTAAAAGAGCTGCAAGGGCTGGTTATGGTTATGATACATTAAGAAGCAGGTTGAAGGATAGAAATATTTGTGATGCTAATGCTAAAACCCTTGCAAATACAGCACTTGCACAATTTGATAATGCGTATATGTTTGAGAATGCAAAGCAAGCAGGAATAGAATATTATAAGTATGACGGACCACTTAATACAAACACTAGAACTTTTTGCAGAGGACATTTAGGTAATGTATATACTATTGATGAAATTAAGTTGATGGATAACGGACAGGGTTTGAGTGTATTAACAAGTTTAGGTGGTTATAATTGTAGTCATTACTGGTCGCCTGTTCTTAACCCTGATACTACAAAGAACAAAAAGGTAGATGAAAGTAAAACAGCAAGTAACGGATTGTTTAATGATTTTTATGAAAAGGGTAAGGAATTTAGCATAAAATATGACAAAATAAAATATGATAATATGTTAAAAAGTGATAAATTTAAGAGTGAAGGTTATTATAATGAGAAGACAAATGGATATGTAGTTATAAGCAAAAACAGGCTTAAAGATAACTATGAACTTGAATATAAGATTGCTAAAGGTTATGCAGATGAAGGCAAAAAGGTTATTATGCTTGATGAAAAAAACATCAAAAAGAAAAATCCTGATCTCAAAGTTGATGGCAAATTTGTTGAAATTAAAGAACTGAAAAATTTGGTTAATGTTACTGGTGGAACTCAAGGGGCTTTAAGAGAGGCAAAAGACCAAGCTGGTGCTATTGTTCTTGTTATAAGCAAAGATTATGATAAAGGACTGGTTGCTAAAGGAATTGAGGCAGCGGTTAGAAATGACATAAAAGAAAAAATTCAAAACCTTAGTGTTGTATTTAAAAACGGTTACAAAAAATCTTATACAAGGGAGGATATAATAAATGGAATCGAATTATGATTATTATAAGTGGAAGATAACTGAAGGCTTGAAAAACAACATGCCTGAATTATCTAAGTTGTATTTGCTGGGGGAATTAAATGGTGCGGCACAATCAAAATCAATTACAACAAAAGAGTTTATAGAACTTAGGGATTTTATGGATTGCAAAGCAATTTATAAGAAATATGAAAAAGAAATAGAATTTGGTGTTTATGGTAGTATTAATAAGATTTAATAAACTTCTTTCATATTTTAATAAAAAAGGGAGCTAAATCAGCTCCCTTTTTTTATCTATTAAACAGTAGTTAAATGCCGTTTAAGTGCAATATTAACATCTTGTACAAGTTCGTTAACTTCGGTATCTGTAAGCCCCATAAATACGCGTTTCTTTTTGCTTTTTCCTACACCCATTATGTTGTGATAATATGCAAGTTTGTTGCTTTCAGCATCGTTAAAACCTAACACAGAGGTTTTTGCTGTAAGGTTCTGAATCCCTAAATTACGCATCATCCTACCTGACCAGTTAAGGTTAGCTGTTTGCACTTGTTTTTTTGCAAGGCTTCTTATTTCTTTGTAACCACCTTTTACCAGTACCCACAGTGTGTTTGTTTTAGAAGTAAATAATTGGAAATCACTATTTTTAAGAAAACTTCCTTTTCCTATTATTGTTGCGTGCATACGATTAGTTAAACTTGTTTGGTATCCGCTACCGGTTAAGGCACCTAATGGCATTGCAAAAGGCTTAGTTGAATATTCCCCTGCACCTGCAGATGATCCTTCAAGATATTTGCCTTTAAGCGTTCGTTTTCTAACTATTGTAATTACACCATTACTAACGGTTTTAATTGCTACGCTTTCAAGAAAATTATTTAAGTTCCGTTCTATTTTAGAAATTGTATTATCCATAATTCACCTAAAGTTTAAATTGTTATATCTGTTTCAGTCGGTTCTGTAAACCCTATTTTGTTATATACTTCGGATTGTAAAAGTGGTACGGTTAATCCGGCTATTGATTTTACTTCGGCTATTACCCGGGCGTTTGCTTCGTAATCTTCTTTTTCATCTATAACAAATTTTAATTCAGGATAAGCATTTTGGGGTTCGCCATAGTTGTTTATGTAGTCGGCTTTAATTATTTGTTTTGATACAATATTTTGCAATTCAATTAAATCAGCATAAAGTATATCTTTGCGGACAAAATCCTGCACCTGTGCGGCTGCACGGCTTCCGCCTTTAACTTCTGTAGTAAGGTTCTGACCTAGAAAGCTTA